GTAAAATAACTACCACTAGGTACACCATGATTCTTTCCAGAATACATATTGCCATCAATCATTACGATTGGAGTATAAATGAAGTAATTAATTATCTTTTTCCAGGCTAACTTGTCAAATGATTCAAATTCATGAAACCAAGTGCCAAGTATACGAAAAGCAACTCTAATTAGAGACTGCGGAACTGAACTATCAAATTTAGAGAAATCTAAAGCTACTTTGTTTCTACCACGTAAGGAATATTCAAGTCTAGCACCAACTTCATGCCTGCGTAATGCATATGGCATAGGAGAGCGGATATCTTTAAACACTTCAATTAAAGGTCTCGCAAATTTAGCTTCAAGCATCGTCATCTCTAACGGATACATCCACACTAAACGAGTTTTATTTCCACGTTGTGTTCTAACACCTGCCAAGCAAGGATTAGGTTTCTTTTCTCCATAGACTACTTGCTCTTGACGAGTCCAAGCTCTATTCCACGATTCTAACTTGTTAGTAAAATACACGCCAGCGTGCTTCTCAAGCTTAATTGCTTCATAAATTTCAGATTCCATACCTAAAGGTACAAGCTTTTGTCCAGTGTGCTTACGATAACCGAAAACTCTAAATGCACGTCTGATAGCAGACGAAATGAATTCATCTTCTTCATAAGATTCTTTAACGCAATATCTTTCAAGCTGATCCCATAATTGAGAAGGCTCATAGAGACTGGCTGGGTCTTCAGGAATATCATAACCTGCTGATGTAAGGAAATGAGTTACTGTTGAATCGTAAACTGCTTTTTCACGCGGTCGGGACATGCGCTTAACATACGAACCAACACCCTTTCGTCTAAACGGACCATGATTTTTATAATGCATGGAGTAACTCCTCCGAATCATCTGATTCTAATACGTGTGCTTACGGCACCAAACGAATCTAAATTTTAACTATAGATTAAATAGTACTATTTAACTGACTCTAGCAGAGCAAGAATTATTTTCAACCATAGTCTAATCATAAAACTAGATTTTCAC